GGGCGGTCGGAGGCATGGGCCTGCTCGACCGCTATGACCCCGCGGCGGAGGGCTTCACGGGCGCTTACGCCGATGTGCTGCGCAAGACCAACCACACCGTCCTCGGCTACAAGGGCGGGATGCTCTATGGCGTGTACTGCCGCAGCATGACCGCGCAGCAGGTCAACGCGCTGTGCCGGGACAAGCTCAAGCTGGATTACGCCATTATGCTCGACGGCGGGCACGTCGCCGCCATCAACGGCGCGTGTAACAAGATCAACACACAGACGCGGCAATTTTACGCCGTGCGGTTTTTGTAAAGGAGGCAAAAAATGCAAAATCGAATTGCCAATCTGCTCACGGTCAAGAGCATCGTGACCATCGTGCTCACGGCGGTTTTCTCGGTGCTTGCCCTGCGCGGCAGCATCAGCGGGACGGAGTTTCTGACGATCTTCACGACCATCATCGCCTTCTACTTCGGCACGCAGACCGAGAAGAAGAGAAATGAAGAGGTTTCTTGAGACCCTGACCGCGTGGGAGGGCGCTGTGCGCGGCGACGCGGTACATAAGCGCATCGTGGACGCCTACAACAGCTATCTCCCGCATCCGCGCGGTCACAAGCTGACCTACACCGACGACTACTGCGCAGCGATGGTGAGCGCGTCGGCGATCCTCTGCGGTCTGACAGAGGTTATTCCCATCGAGTGCAGTTGCGGCGAGCAAATGCGCTGGTATCAGGCGCGCGGCCAATGGATCGAGGACGACGCGCACGTCCCCCAAATCGGCGAGCAGGTGTTTTACTACTGGGACGACCGCAAGGACTACGCACTCACGGACTGCACGGGCGCGCCCAACCACACGGGCATCGTGACCGCCTGCGACGGGCAGAGCTTCACGGTGTTCGAGGGGAACAAGGGCAAAACCCACGAGTGCGGCTATCGCATTATCCCCGTGAACGGGCGGTATATCCGGGGCTTCGGCATACCGAAATACCCCTCGGACAAGACCGTGCTTGTGCGTGGGGATAAGGGCAAGGCGGTCGGGAAGCTGCAAGAGCTTCTCAACGCCTGCGGCTATGAGCTGGATGTGGACAACTCGTTCGGCCCCGCGACGCAAAGGGCGTGGGGGGAATATGTTTACGCATATCTCGAAAAAATTCTAAAATAACGAAAGGAAAACGGGCGGGAGGCGTGCCTCCCCTCGCGTGAGCGCTCTGCAAGCCCCGGCGCACAGCATGGACAAGCAGCACCGAGCGATCCGGGCAAAATTATCCTCTATGGCCCCGCGGCGGGCCGTGGCATACATTCGGTCTTTTGAGCTTCCACCCGACGAAATGGCGTGCCTCGTCGAGTGCGACGTGCGGGGCCGCTCCTGCGTACAGGTGGCATTTGAAATGAACCTGTCGCCGGATACGGTCAAAAAGTATCGCCGAAAGGCGTACCGCAAAATTGCATCGGAAGTCTTTGGATAGAAAAAGAGCTTCACCAAATGGTGAGGCTCTTTTTCTTTATGGGGGGTATGAATGACGCATGGAGCACGTCGTGACAAAAAATTAGCATATTCCGTCAGAATTTGCAAGCGCAATCGTTCGACGAATTTTGCCGTACACTTTTCATCCTCTTTCCCGGCACTTTGGGAAAGGGTTTTTCTTGTACCATAAAGGCAGAAAAGGAGGTGCGCTGTATGTACGAACGGCTTTTGGCATTGGGCTTCACCGAGCAGATGGCGAGGGATATTTTGGTGCTGTTCCCCGAGCCGGACGAGCTGCGCACCTATGTTTATTTCGCGGAGCTGCTGCATGTATAGCTATTATAATCCGTCGCCTTATGGCAAGAACGTGGGGGACTGCACCGTTCGGGCGATCTCCAAAGCGACCGGGAAAGACTGGGGCGAAACGTATCTCGCGCTCGCCATACAAGGCTACTTAGACGGTGACATGCCGTCGGCCAATGCGACCTGGGGCGCGTATCTGCACTCCCTCGGCTATCGGCGCTACATCGTGCCGGACACCTGTCCTCTGTGCTACACCGTCGGGCAGTTTGCGGACGAGCATCCGGCAGGCACATACATTTTAGCCCTGTCCGGCCATGTGGTGTGCGTGCAGGACGGGACGATCTTTGATTCGTGGGACAGCAGCAATGAGACTGTGATCTATTTTTGGGTAAAGGAGACTGAATGACATGGCTTTTAATCCGTACTATCAAAACCCTTATTATCCACAGCCAATGCCGGATAACCTTATGCAGATGCGGCAGCAGCAGATGATGCAGCCTGCTCCGCCTCCCGTGCCGCAAAATCCTGTCGCGACCGGCGGCGTGCAATGGGTGAGCAGCGAGCAGGAGGCGAGAGGCTACCTGATCGCGCCCAACTCCGCCGTGGCGTTGTGGGATTCCACCGCTCCGACTGTGTACCTCAAGCAAGCAGACGCAAGCGGCAAGCCGACGCTCAAGATTTACGACCTCGTAGAACGCGCAGAAACGCCCCGTACAGCGCCGCAGGAAAAGGGCGTGGAATTTGTCACCCGCAAGGAGTTCGACGCGCTGGCGGCACTTGTGGGCGAATTGAAGGGCAAAAAGAAGCGCAAGGTCGAGGAGGACGAGGACGATGAATAATCCTTTTTTCGGTGCGCTCGGCGGCGGGCAAATGCCGGGGCCGATGGGTGAGCTGATGCAGCTCAAGCAGAAATTCCAACAGTTCCAAAGCGGCTTTCAGGGGAACCCGAAAGAAGAAGTCAATAAGCTCCTGCAATCTGGCGCTATGAGCCAGCAGGAGTTAAACCAACTGCAAACGATGGCAAAGCAGTTCGAGCATTTGTTCCGCTAAAAAAGCAGAGGGCATTTAGCCCTCTGCATACTCCCAAATAAAACCTTTGTAAGTATCCCGCTTATAATGACCGTTACAAGCCGAAGATACTGATGTCATTTTGTATTCTTCTGGCAAATCCGAAAGGCCATTATAGGTTGCAACAATAATCCCGTCTTTTGTTCTCTGCAAAATTTTTCTTCGGCATTCGTCTTTCCGATGGTTTAACGGGATTTCTAATATATCTTCAGCCGACCAGCCTTGCATAAAGCGATATTGAACGGAATATCGGCTCAACCCGAGTTTTCGGCACCATTCAGCAAGCGTTTTTGTTTCGCCTTTGTATGTTAGATACTGGCTTGTAGTTTTGTTGTTTTGCTGAATTTCATTGGTCGCCCATCTGCAATTTTCAGGGCAATAGTTTCCGTTTACATCAATTCGGTCAATAGAGCATCCATCAGGACGACCACCAACTGAATCTGACCATTCTATAAATTTATCAAAATCATGCCACTGGTTGCAAACGGAAATGCCCCTGCCACCATAATTCTTGAACATTTCATCATTTGGGTTTTCGCATCGCCCAAGCATGTTGTTCCAAGTGTTGTAAAGGGGATGCTTTGAACGACCTGTATACAATTTGCAGCCCATTATAGGCGCTTTCCTGTATTTGTACCGAATGCATCCGCAAGATTTTATTCCCCCGTTTTTTACGGGAGATAGTCGGGTTACAGTTTCTCTTCCGCATTCGCACTTGCATTTGCACACATAGTAACCTTTTACCTTGTCAACCCAAATATCAAGGATAGTTAAGCGGTTAAATTTTTGACCGATTAGTTGTTGGTGCTTTTGAGCGTAAAAACCTTTGTCTCTGTACGGCATAGCACTGCCCTTTCGTGCAGTCCTAAATTTTGTATTGCACGGAAACCGATAGGACTTTCGGCTTGTCGGGAGCTACCCTATCCGTGCGTATTAATTATACCATATTTTCAACATTGATACAACATTTTCTGGCCAGAAAGTTGTAAATAAAAACTTATTGAAAGGAGAGATAATATGTCTCTTTCTGACGGCGCTCCCATGATGACCATGCCGGTCGCGCCCGCGAACAACTACGGCGGCGGTATGGGCATGTGGGGCGAAAACTGGATCTGGATTATCGTTCTTTTCCTCTTCGGTTGGGGCCGCAACGGGTTTGGTAACGGTAACGGCGGCGGGGTGATGGACGGCTACGTCCTCACGTCCGACTTCGCAAGTGTTGAGCGCAAGCTTGACAGCATCTCGAATGGCATTTGCGATTCCACGTTTGCCCTAAACAATGCCATTACCGGTGGCTTTGCTACAACCGCGCAGGCCATCAACAGCGGCTTTGCACAGTCCGAGCTGTCCCGCGCAAACCAGCAGGCGGCGCTGATGCAGCAGCTCAACGCCATGCAGATGCAGGCCGCAAATTGCTGCTGCGAAAACCGAGCGGCTATCGCCCAGGTGCGCTACGACATGGCGACGCAGGCGTGCGACACGCGCAACACCGTGCAGAACGCCACACGCGACATCATTGACGCGAACAACCAGAACAGCCGCGCCATCCTCGACTTCCTGACGCAGAGCAAGCTGTCCGACCTCCAGACCGAGAATCAGAATCTGAAACTGGCGGCATCTCAGGCCGCGCAGAACAACTATCTGATCTCGCAGCTGCGTCCGTGCCCTTCGCCTGCCTACATTACCTGTAACCCGTGGGCGGGTAGCGGTTACGGCGGCTGCGGCTGCAATCAGGGCTGCGGCTGCTGACAACTGCATAGCATAGCTTTTTGTTGGCGATGTTTTGTTGACGTCAACAAAATGTTCGGCCCCGTGCCGATACTGACAACAACGCGGCGGGGCTATTGCCTCGCCGCTGTATTTTAACCGGGTCGAAATCGACCCCTTTAGAAAGGACTGATTATTTTGGCAGAGTACACAAATGCGAATATTGTGAGCGTAGCCGCAGGCCAGAACGTTCCCCTGACCGAAACGGCAGTCAACAGCAAGCCCTGTATCGTGCATCGTCAGGGTGCAGGCATTGTCACGCTGCGCGGCCTCACCAATCAAAACCGCGCCCTGTTTAGGGTCTCCTTTGGCGGCAACATCGCTATTCCCACCGGAGGCACGGTCGAGGCTATCACGGCGGCGCTTGCCATCAACGGAGAGCCGCTGACCAGCGCAACAGCTACCGTCACGCCTGCGGCGGTAGAAAACTACTTTAACATTTATGTTTCCGCACAGGTCTGCGTCCCGAAAGGCTGCTGCCTGACGGTCGCAATGGAAAACACCAGCACTCAGGCCGTCAACTTCGCCAACTCGAATCTGACGGTTGAGAGAATCGCGTGAAAGGAGAATGGGCATGAGTAAGAAAGCAATGTATGAGCTTCGCAATATGCTTTGCGACGAACTCGACGAGCTGGCGCGTAAGGGCGACCTGGGCGCGGGCGACCTTGAGATCGCGCACAAGCTGACCGACACCATCAAGAACATCGACAAGATCGAGATGATGGAGGACGACGGTTATTCTCGCGACGGAGACTATTCTCGTGGCGGCGACTGGCAGGCCGATATGCGCGGCACTTACGGCAGGGGCAGCTCCTATGCTCGCCGCGGCACGCATTACGTCCGCGGGCACTACAGCCGCGCCGACAGCATGGAGCACCTGCGCGAGCAGATCAACGACATGATGCGCGAGACGGACGACGACCGCGTAAAGGAAGCGCTGCGGCGTGCCGCGAGCCTGATGGAGGAATAAGGGGGTGCGTCCCCTTGATCGACGAAAACGAGCTCAATCTGTGGATATCGCGGCTTGAGACGGAGGAATCGAGCTGGCCCAATTATCAAAAGCTGGCGGCGTTGTACATCATCCAAAATCAAAACGCGCCCAAAGAACCGGAAAGGCCGATGCTGTATTCGGCATCTCCCGCACCGGTCAAATCCTATGCGTCTGAAACGGTAGGCAGCTACGGCGACAGCGATTTTTTACAGGCCGTCTCCGACATGGCTCCGGCAAGAGCGTGGGAGGTCATGGACGAGCTGATGGACAGCCTTAAAATCGTCAACGAGCGCGTGTACAACAGCGTAATGCGGAAGCTCGAAAAATGAGAATACCCCCGTCGTAAGGCGGGGGTGTTCTTTTGGGCATAATTTACCTTTTTGAACACCAAGGTCAAATATGCCTAACGGGGCGTTACAAAAAACGCGCCGTCGTCATCTGCGTCAATTCTCCGGATAAAGCGCGTCCAGAATTCCTTTTTCTCTTCCCGGGAGTAAGTATCATATTCAGCAAGCCCGTTTCTCAACGCGTCAAGGTTTGTCTCCGGCTTTTCCTCTACCGCTTCAAGTGTTTTTTTCAAGCTCGCATACTCCCGCTTGTATTCGTCCAACTCGATCAAATCATTCAGGTAAAGAGTTTTTAGCTTGCTCATTTTCTTGCGTATCGCGTCCGCGCTTTGCGTGGGCTTTTTTTCTGCTTTTTTGTAATAGCGATTGTTTCGCTCGGCAATCCCCTCAAGCTCATGCAATAAATAATCTTCCAGCGCGTCTTCGCGGATCCTCTTTTTGTGCTGGCACGCGGAGTTGTCAAGCATTCGCGTCCGGCATCGGTAGTAGGTATAAATCTGCTTTGCCGTTTCTGACTGCATCGTTTTCCCGCACTCTTTGCAATGCAACAACCCCGAGAACAGATAAACGCGATCTGTCTCAACTCCCGCGCAGCGCTGCGACCGCTGGCGCAGAATATCATTTACAATGTCAAAATCCTGCTTGCTTATCAGGGCGGGGCAAGCGTTCTCGATGCCGTACACCTCGCCGATATAAAGGCGATTGCGGAAATAGTTTACATATTTGGTATATGCCCGGTCAATCTTCCACGTCTCGAGCATATACTTCTTTACGCCAAGCACGCTTTGCAGTCTGATATACGCCGTAAACATATCTCGCGCGGCATTTGCCGTATCGTTGTCAATCTGGTATTGCCTGTCTTTAATGATATACCCTAAAGGGGCTTTTGATCCTGCCGGTTGGCCCTTTGCGCGCTTGCCGTCGTTGATAAATTTGACTCGCTCGCTTGCTCGGTCAGCCTCGTCCTGCGCGACGGAAAGCATGATGTTGACCTTCAATCGCCCGGACGCGGTGCGCGTCTCGTAGTCCTCTTCCGTCGCTTGCCATGTCACGCCGTACTTGTCAAGCCGCGTCTGCACGTCGTAGTACCCCGCGACGTTTCGGAACCAGCGATCAAGCTTGATAAACAAGATCGTGTCTACCTTCCCCACTTTGCAATCGTCCAGCAGCCGCAGGAGCGCAGGGCGCTTTTTGTACGGCTTTCGCGCGGAGATGCCCGCGTCCTCATATATGCCCACCACGGTCATTTTATTCGCTTTGGCATATCTTGTCAGCGTGTCCCGCTGCTCTTGTAATGACAGGCCATGCCGCGCCTGCTCCTCGCTGGACACGCGGATATACAATGCCGCTCGCATCAAATCCCCCTCCAATCAACGTACAAGCACCATGCAGCCAGCAGAACGATAATGACAAACATTATAGCAATCACGCCGTTTCGGATATGCACGCCGCGCCGCATGATCTCAATGGTATCGGCCTTTGCGTCAACATGGCGTTCCAGCTCATCATTCCGCGCCTGCAAGGTTTCCTCGGTCGGCGTCAGGTGTTCGGAAATTCCGAACGCCTCATCAAGCGATATTCCAAGCGCTTTGCAGATCGGCGCGACGGTGTAGATGGACGGAGATTTAGAAAACTTGGAAAAGAAGTTCTGCACGGTGGACAGCGGAACGCCGGAAACGTCGGAAATGTCTTGATAGGTCAGTTTTAATTCTTCTTTACGGATTCTACACACTTCTTGAATGTTCATTTACGCCACCTTAATTTTTCCGATTTTCGCGCCGCAAAGTCGCAAGATGAGGGCTTGTCGAGCCATGTCGAGCGCCGTTTTATTGCAATGTTTCGGTGTTGAATTGCCAAGGTAAAGCGGAGTATGGTCAAGACAAGCAGCGGCGGCCGCTCCCCGCTGGCTGCAAAAAGCCCTCGCCGTTGTTGCAGAGGCGGCGAGGGCTAACCTTACTTCATACCAAGGAGCTTGCCAAGTTTTCTTTGCCGCCCTGCTTTGGTCGTTGGGATCCCAGTTGCTTTTGAAATTTTCCTTTTCGTCTTCGTGATTCCGGGCGCGCGTTTCCAGCTAAAAGACAAACCCGGAATTTTCATTACTTGTTCACCACCTTTTCAATTTTTTCAATCATCTTGTCGCATAGCTCGTGCCCATGCTTCAAACTTTCTTCCGGCATTTGGACGGCATACTCGTCCACAATGGCAGCAATGCCTTGAGCCTTTTTTACCTGCCCGCGAGATAGGCCGAGAATATGCACAGTTTCTTTTTGAATGTACCGAGAAAGAAAATTGTTTGTATGGGTAGCCTTTTCGTTTTGTAGCATTTCGGCGCATTCGTTCGGGGAAACCCTTCCACCAGCCATGCACTTAGTATCGCCACCTGCGACCTCTGCGATTTGCGCTACGGTTTGCTCGGCAAGCCCATATCGGTAAAAATAGGTTTCTATGTCGGTTGTATCGGCAATGATGCGAATGCAGTCGGCAAATATTTGCGATTGACGCTTAACAAAGGCAGTTTCCGCAGCGGTCATTTTTTTCTTGCCGAAAAGCGAGCCTAAAATACCCATTTACGCTTCCCCAATCTTTTGCAAAATATCATTTTGTTGCACAGCGCCGTGCAGCAAACGCCTGTTGTGGGAATAGGTATGAATACCGAAAAGGAGGTCGAAGCATGGACGCACAGGTGCAAGCGGCGGCGGGGCTTTATCTGCTCCTAACGCCGAAGCAGAAAGACGAAATGCTCGCCATCGTCTGGCGGGCCATTGCGGAGGAAGAGCGGCAAATAGAGAAAGAAAGCGGAGGGCAACTAAGATGAACAAGCTACTGACAAAAGATAATAAGCCGTCGGACTTGGCAAACCGCGTAAAATGCGATACAATAAAAGATGCAGAACATCGCGCTTTGTTGGGAGAAGCTGTTGACCTTCTGCGAAAAATGACACTAGATCAGTTTAGAAAAATTATGGGGGAACTGCAATGAAAATTTGGGCGATCAGCAAGGAAAACGGCTGCGAGTGCGAAATCGGCATCGAATGTGACGGCGTAGACCGCGAGACGGCTATCAATGACCTGTACAAAATGGCAAGGAACCTTTTTGTCGGGGAGCTTGATTTGTTCTGGAAAGAAGGGGAAAAGGGCAAAGCAACCTTTTAACGTTGCTGTTCTCCCACCGCGCCCCTTGCGGCTTTGACAAAAACCCGTAGGGTTTCTTTGTCCATCTTTTTCAGAAGCGCCACAGCTTCCTTAAAATCTTCATCATTGTCCCACTTCGCGCCCTCGGTCTTCGGATCGGGGGCGCTTTCTTTTTCTTCTCCGCCCCCATAAAGGAGATATTCAAGAGATACGCCGAGAACAGACGCCGCGGCACGCAGTTTTTTCAAACTCGGCTGGTGCGCTTCTGTATTCCATTGGGAATAAGAGCCGGACGATATTCCACTTTTGGCGTAGAACTCGCCTTTTTCCATGTCTATTTCTGTAAGCCGTAGCTCAATGCGTCGCAAAACGCGTTTAGTGTCAATTTGCATAAAATTAAACCTGAAAATTTAGCTATATTTAGGACTAAACAATCCTAAGTTTTTGTTGACTTTTAGGAAAAACTTAGCTATACTAAATCTTGTAAAGGGTAACAAAAACCCAAGCCCCCTTACATTTAGCGGACTGCGAAAAAATATTATGATCGTTGGCACCTTTATAATATCACAGTTTGCCAAGTTGTCAAGGGAAACTTAGTTTTTCTTACTCTTTCGCTAAGTTTTTTTGGCTGCGGCGAGGGGAAAAAGAAACCGCCCCGATGCGCGAACATCGGAGCGGCTCACCGGTCACTTTGACCGGCGGTTGGACAAGGCGGACGCGGCAAGAGCTTTTGTGTTCTTGCTTGCCTTGCGGTTGCTTAAAGTTTTCGACGCTTTGGAAGCAACGCGCTTACTTGTCCGGACGGAGTTCCTCGGCAAAGGGTTCCCTCCTTTCAATGAGAATATGGGGAGCCTCGTGCCTTTTCACTCTATCCTCCTGCATGAGAGTATAGCAAATCCCCTCGCCGCAGTCAATGAAAACTAAGTAAAAGCAAATTGGAGGTGAACGAATGAGTTTTCGCAGTGCTCGATTAGCTGCCGGCCTGAGTGTTCAGCAGGTGATCGAAAAACTAAAGGTCTCCGACGCAGCGGTCTATATGTGGGAGACCGGACAGCAGCACCCCCGCGCAAGCCGTCTGCCGGAGGTCGCCGCGCTCTACGGCTGCACGGTGGACGAGCTATTGAAGCCCGATGAAAAGTAAATGAGGAAGGAGAGAGCATGAACTGGATTATCGTAATCGTTTTCGGCATCATCGTCATCTGCGTTTCACATTGGCTTGAGGGAAAGATAGATTCCTCTTTGTGCCTGTTGGCAGTAGAAGTAATCTCTATCATTGCCATAGTCACGGCGGTAGTGGTTATCCTTGTGAGCGTGCTCGAAACGCCACAGTCCATCAATAACTTTAACCGCCAGAAGGCATACATCGAAATGCACGAAGCGAAAAACGCCGTGGAAGATGCGGCGCTGACTTCCAAGAAAATCGAGCTGAATGAGTGGCTTTATGACGCACAGTACAGCAAATCCCGATTTGGGAGTTGGAGCTTTTACCCCGACAGCATTTTTGACTTGGAGCCAATTGAATGAAAGGGCATAAGAAAAGCCCTGTTCAGCGTAGCAGGCCGAACAGGGCAACCGGACAAATCTTACCACAAGATATTGTGTCCGTGCTTATTGTAGCACGAGAGAAAGGAAAAGGCAATGAGAAAAAAGCCAGAGTACAAGATTATATGGGTCACGCCCCCTGACCCTGTAAAGCTGGGGACGGTCATGGGCGAGATTTATGCACGCGGTCGCGGCCTTGAGTTTGTCGGACTTGTGCCGAACGAGAAGAAGGGAGAAAAGGAATGAACACCTTTTTGATTTTTGTCGGCGTCACGACCATCTCTTATCAGCTCGTGCGCCTGATCGTGTGGCTGGATACGCCGAGGGGCCAGCGATGAGACACCTCGGCGATATTACGAAGATCAACGGCGCGGAGATCGAGGCCGTGGACGTTATCACGGGCGGCTCACCGTGCCAGGATCTGAGTATTGCGGGCAAACGCGCCGGATTGGCCGGCGCAAGAAGCGGATTGTTCATGGAGCAGGTCCGCATCGTAAAGGAGATGAGGGAACATGACAGAGCGAACGGGCGAACAGGTGACATGGTCAGACCTCGGTTTATGGTCTGGGAAAACGTGCCCGGAGCATTTTCAAGCAACAAAGGGCAAGACTTCGCGGCAGTCCTCGAAGAGATCATCCGCATCGCAGAGCCGGAAGCCCCCGATATTGAAGTGCCTGAAAAGGGATGGAACACATGGGGAGGCTATCACGATGAGGTGGGAGGACGATGGAGCGTGGCTTGGCGAGTGCATGACGCGCAACACTGGGGAGTCCCCCAACGCCGCCGTCGTATCTCGGTTGTCGCAGATTTTGGAGGAGACACCGCAGGGGAAATACTCTTTGAGCGCAAAAGCGTGTCAGGGGATATTGCGGAGAGCGGAACGGCGCGGGAAAGACTTGCCGGAGATGCTCAAGACGGTTCTTCTTATGCAGTCCGAATCAGGGGGGGCTGTGACGGAGGAGGAAAGGGAGCCTTAGTTCGGGAGGACAAGAGCGGGACGCTCGGCGCCGGCAACGACCAGACGATTTTCTGCATGGTGACACAGCAAGGCGGGGCCGAGGTACGAGGCGATGACCGTGCACCGACCTTGACCGCTTCCGCAGGCACGAGCGGGAACAACCAGCCGGTTGTATGCGCCGGGTTTAAGCTCGGCAACAGCGAGCAAGCGCGAAGCATCGGCTACGCCGAAGAGCAATCGCCAACTCTGAATGCGGAGTGCGGTGGCAACAAGCCTGCGGTGGTGGCACTGGATATGTCGCACGCCTGCGATGTCATCCGCGACTGCGGCGAGGTCAGTCCCAGTCTGCAAGCCCGTATGGGAACGGGCGGAAATCAAGTGCCGCTGACATATCAGAAAACGACCGGGACGCTTTCACCCGGCGCTCACGCTGGGAGCTACAACGGACAGGACGCATACAACGATATGCTGGTCGTATCGAGTGGAATCTCGCCTACGTTGAGGGCAAAGGCGAATGACCCATACCGCGAAGATATGGCGGCGTATATTGCAAGCGTCGATTGCCGGAACTTTTGCGAGGGCGGAGAAACAAACGGTACATTGCAAGCAAAAGAAAGCGGAGGGCAAAGCCTGAACCTGAATAATACGGTTCGGCAGAACATGGTGGTGCGACGTCTCACCCCGCTGGAATGCGAACGGCTGCAAGGCTTTCCGGACCACTGGACGGACATAGGAGAGTGGTACGATAGTCAGACTGGTGAAGGCTATTGGGTCGATAATCTTGGGAAGCGCCACAAAACAGCGGACAGTCCGCGCTATAAGGCGCTTGGCAATTCTATCGCCCTGCCATTTTGGGACTTTCTGGCAAAGCGTATCAGTGCGCAATACCTGCGTCCTGTTACGATGGGCAGCCTGTTTGACGGAATAGGCGGCTTTCCGCTGGTGTTCGAGCGGCACAACGGCAAGGGCACGGCACGCTGGGCAAGCGAGATTGAGGAATTTCCCATCGCCGTCACAAAACTACACTTTGGAGAGGATGCTGACTCATGAGAAATCAAAAGCGCACCCGCGAGCAGTGCAAGGCCGACGCTTCGGCGCGCATCGCCGCCGTCTGCCTGTTCCTCGCGGCGCTGCTGATCCTCTTTGCGGTGCTGACGGTCAAAACCACCGGGCAGCCGTACAAGGGTGAGCCGCCGGTCGTCGAGGACAAACTCCCCGGCGAGGACAAGCCCGCAGAGGGGAGCGCGGAACTTTCCATCGGCGAACCGCTCGGCAAATTTAAGCTGACCGCCTATTGTCCGTGCATGAAGTGCTGCGGCAAGACGGACGGCATCACGGCGACCGGCACGACCGCCACCGAGGGGCGCACGATTGCGGTTGACCCTCGCGTGATTCCTTACGGCTCCACCGTCACGATCTATTTTGCCGACGGCACGAGCCATACATACACCGCCGAGGATTGCGGCGGCGCGATCAAGGGAAACCGCATCGACGTGTTTTTTGACGACCATCAGGCCGCGCGGGAGTTTGGCGTACAAACCGCTTACGTTTACAAGGAGGAGGCAGCATGACGGACGATGTTATCACTCTGCGAAACCATCTTCGCGTCGGCGCTCAGAACGCGCTGCGCCGTTGGCAGCTCTGCGAAATGACCGGCTGGACAGACCGGCACTTGCGCAAGGTGATCGAGGCGGCACGATGCGAGGAGGACGGCGATGAATACTGCATCATGAACTTTGGCAAGGGCTACTACTTGTCAAACGACCCGGCAGAAGCCGAGTTGCTCCGCAAGATTGAGATGGCGCGAATAGCGTCCATTGTCGGGCGGACATACGGCCTGTCGGAGATGATACGGAAAGCGGGGAGGTCGTAATTTATATGGTCTACAAATGCGAAGCCTGCGGAGCGATCTTCTTTGAGCCATACACCTATCAGGTACGCGAGAACCTTGACGGCGAGAACGGCATAGAAACGCGGACGGTCGCCGAGTGCCCGTACTGCGGCGAAGAATTTTTTGAGGAGGAAAGCAATGAACTTGTATCAGATTGATTCCGCGCTTGCGGAATGTGTAGATGCCGAGACCGGCGAAATCCTTGACGTTGAAAAGCTCATGGAGCTGAACATGGCAAGAGAGCAGAAGATCGAGAACATCGCGCTTTGGATTAAAAACGACGTGTCCGAAGCAAAGGCGATCCGCGAAGAAGAGAAGTCCCTCGCGGCGCGCAGACAGGCTTTAGAGCGTGCGGCAGAGAGCAAGAAAAAATATCTCGATTCTGTTCTGAACGGCGAGAAGTTTTCCACCCCCCGATGCTCCATCAGCTACCGCAAGACCACCAGCGTGGAGGTCTCCGACATGGGCGCGGTGGTTGCGTGGATGCTCGCCAACGGTCACGACGGCGAGGTTACTTACAACGCCCCCACGGTGAATAAGACCGACCTTGCTGCGCTTCTGAAAAGCGGCGCTGAAATCGACGGTGCGGTGCTCGTGCAGGGCATGAGCATGGGGGTGAAGTGATGGAGTACAACTTTGGCGAGAACGTAGAGGAATACAGCCAAAAGCAAGGGAAGAAAATCCCAGTTTGGCAATCCGATAAGTACAAAGAGAGCAAGAAAAAGGCTTGCGAGATCATTGACAGCGGCAAGTATGGGCTTTCCCCCGCAGACTTCTGGATACTTATGAACGAGACGAAAAGCGGCAAGATGGGGTACACGGGTCTGATTATCTCTCACAACGGCTGCTTGAAAATCAACGACAAATTGGAAAAGCCGTTCAATCCTTTATCCGTGACCGAGGACAAATGCGGCTACGGCGGCGCTCTGGTTTTTACCTATTGCGATAAAGACCAGGGATTATATGAGGTTGGCGAAGTCACACAGAAAAATTGCAAGAACGATTATCCGTATGCGATGGCGTTTAAGCGTATGTTTGACCGCGTTGTGCTGAAACTTTCCAAGCTCGCTTATTCTGGAATTTATAGCGAAGCAGAAAGTGATTCGTTCCGCGACCCGGTTGATGATACCAGGACCCCGAGCAATGGGGGATTAGAAAAACCGCCTAAGCAGGATAAGAAGCCGAGCAAGGCCGAGATGGAATCCTTCAATCAGGCGTACAAGGAACAGTTTGACTACACCTGCCAAGACTGCAAGCAGCCGATCACACCGCAGTCCTTTAACGGAAAGCTCTATCGTGTGAGCGACATCTCCAAAGGCGCGATGAAGAAATACGGTGTGCCGCTCTGCTGGGCTTGCATGGAAAAGAGGAAAGCCAATGAATGACCTTGTGAACGAGATCAAGGACCGCAGCCGCTTGCTCGATGTCGCGGTTTCTGAATGTAAAAAGCGTGGCATGAAATACGCCGAGACAGAGCGCGATTACCGCGTTGCACTTGCCAAAAAATACCTTGCCGAGCGCGACAGAGGAACGCCGGTCACGATCATCTCTGATGTTTGCCGCGGCAGCGCCGAGATCGCCGGACTCCGCTTTGAGCGGGACTGTGCCGAGGTCTTTTATAAATCCGCGCAGGAGGCCGTGAACTCTATGAAACTGCAATTACGCTTGCTGGACAATCAGCTTGAACGGGAATGGGGCGGTTCGAAGAATGCATAAGCAGACAAAAGCAACCTCTATTCCCAAAAGCGTCAAGGAGGCCGTATACGAGCGCGACGGCGGGCGCTGCATACTCTGCGGGCGGAACAACGGAGAGCCTGTAGCGCACGTTATACGGCGCTCACAGGGCGGCAGAGGCATCGAGCAGAACATCGTGACGCTCTGCCCCTCCTGCCACCGAGCTTTTGACGAGGGGCCGCAGAGGACAGCGCTATACGCCTGCATCGTCGGATATCTCAAAACGAAATATCCCGGCTGGACACGGGAGAACATGATTTACAGAAAAAACAGGGAGGAATCGAAATGAGCTTGAACAGGATCAGCGTCATGGGACGCATTGGAAAGGACCTTGAGCTGCGCCGTACGCAGAGCGGCAAGGCGGTCACCAGCTTTCCCATCGCCGTCGACCGCGACGGTAAGGATGCCGGAACGGACTGGTTTGATGTGGTCGCGTGGGAGCGCACGGCGGAGTTTGCCGCGCAATACTGCGCCAAGGGGCGCAAGGTGGTGGTAGACGGTCGCTTGCAGGCGCGAGACTGGACCGACAAGGACGGCAATAAGCGCCGCGCGGTCGAGATCATCGCCAATAGCGTGTACTTTGCTGACAGCAAGCCGCAGGAGGGAACCGCCGCATACAGTCCCGCACCAAGCAGCCCAGGCGAGTTTAGCGAGGTCGAGGACGACGGGGACCTTCCGTTTTGATGGAGGTGCAGCATGAGATACGAGGTGCATATCGTTTCACCGCACGAAAAGGCGGTCATTGTCTTGCCCGAAGTGTCCGAGAGTGACGCGACCGATATCGCAGAGGTCATGACACGATACGGTGCGACGGTTTCCATGCTGGCAAAGCCGAAGGAGTAAAGCGATGGAGCGTAATCAATTTACTTTTTACCGAAGTTACAGGGACGCGCTGCGAGCGCTCAACGCAAAAGATTTCAAGGCCGTTGTGCTGGCAATCTGCGATTATGCGCTTGATGAAAGCGAGCCATGTCTTTCTGGCGTTCCCCACGCTGTTTTCACTTTGATTCGCCCAACGCTGGACAGCGGTCGAAACAAAGCGGCGAATCGGCAAAACAAAACGAAAACAAAAGAAGAACAAAGTGGGAACAAATCGGAACAAACCAGCAAGGAGAAAGAGGGGGAGAAAGAGAGAGAGAAAGAGAACGATAGTTCTCTCTCTATATCTCTCTCACGAAAGGCTCCCACGTTTGACGAGGTTGCCGAATATGCCAAGCTGCGCGGAGGGCTGATTGACCCCAAGCCATTCTACGAGTTTTACTCCGTCGCCGGTTGGAGGGATACCGAGGGCAAGCCGGTCTACAACTGGCAACAGAAATTCCAGCTATGGGAAAAGCGCGAGCTGGAGAAGAGAGGGGGCGCGATGAATGGACATGGTCACGATACTGGAAGAGATACGAAAAAATGGAACGTCCCCGGAGCCGTCAATCTCTGACGAATGTCCACTCTGCGGCGGCGTGGGATACACCGTGCGGAGGTCAGCAGACGGAAACGCGGAGTATCGGGAGTGCGAATGCTCCATCCGCAAAAGGAATCTGCAACGCATCGAAAGAAGCGGGCTTAAAGAGCTTTTGCAGAGATGCACGATGGAAAACTATCGCGCGACTGAGCCGTGGCAGAAGCAGGCCAAAGAGGCAGCGGAACGCTATCTTGCCGATTGGCGCGGAAGATGGTTTTACGCCGGTGGAAGCCCCGGAAGCGGGAAAACGCATCTTTGCACGGCAATGTGCGGGAAGCTCATGGATGCCGGATTACCGGTGCGCTATGTGCAATGGCGTGCGGATATTCCGGCCATCAAGGCAAAGGTTAACGATGCCGAGGCATATCAAGATGCCATTGATCCGCTGAAAAGCGTCAAGGTGCTGTACATCGACGATTTTCTCAAGGGAACGGCGACAGAGGCCGATCGAAACATTGCGTTTGATCTGCTCAATGCCCGGTATATCAAGTCAAGCCTTGTGACAATCATCAGCTCCGAGTGGACGATCTCGCGCGTGCTGGGCTGGGACGAGGCGATAGGCTCGCGCATTGCGGAGCGGTCGAAAGGCTGCGTGCTGAATATTACCGGGCCCAAAAACTACCGGCTGAAATGAAAAAATACCCGTTAGGAGGAAAGCATGATGACAAAGAAAATTCTTGATGTGACCTGCGGGAGCAGAACGATTTGGTTCAACAAGAACCATCCTGCTGCGATCTACTGTGACGTTCGGGACGAGGAATGTACGGGGGTCTGGAGGAGTGCTAACAGAGATTCAGAACGAACCTGCATCGTGCATCCTGACGTGCTGTGCGACTTCACGGATCTACCGTTCCCCAGTAATTTTTTTGCGCTGGTCGTATTTGACCCGCCGCATCTTCGGCGCGTCGGTGAAAATGCGTGGATGCGGAAGAAGTACGGGCAGCTCGGAGAGAATTGGCGCGAAATGCTGCATGACGGATTCCGCGAGTGTATGCGCGTATTAAAACCGGACGGTGTGCTGATTTTTAAGTGGGCAGAAACGCAAATCCCCGCCGCGGACGTGTGGGCAGCAATCGGTGAGCGCCCCCTTTTCGGGCATCATAGCGGAAAGAAGTCACAAACCTTTTGGGGCTGCTTTATGAAATTGGAGGACGCATGAACATCGAGGACACATGCAGCTGGACACCCGCCACCGCTACTTTACGGCGGAGGCAGATATCAACGGGAAGAAACTCAGAGAGAGCTTTAAATTTTGAGGAGGCAAAGATGGACGCTTTAGAATTTTTGAAAGAACGCAAAAGACTGTGCAAATTACACACGGATTGCAACGAATGCCTGTTTGACGGGGCTAAATGTGTCGTCAGCAGCTTCACACCTGATGAAGATTACAAGAGAGTCATCGCTACCGTCGAGCAATGGTCTGCTGCACATCCGCGCAAGACGCGGCAGAGCGTGTTTCTGGAGCAGTGGCCGGAGGCGGAGATTAGCTTTACGGATGGCTGTCTGACTTTGAACCCCTGTAAATTTTACAAAAAGATGCGAAAAGAGTGCGTTGGAAGGCTGTGCTCTGACTGCCGCCGCGAGTTCTGGATGCAGGAGGTGGAGTGATGGAAAATGTTAATTGCCTGCGTTGCCGTTTTAGGCATGAGGATAACGGGAACTGTACTGCGGTCGGCGGGTTCTGCACGGCGGTTCCGGCGGCGCACTGCCCGCTGCTGCGGGAATATTTGGACACGGGGCTGACGCCGGAGGAAATCGACATGGATCACGAAGCCGCAGAGCAGATCCGCCATCTTTGCCAAAACTGCGATCTTGACCGGTTGGAGAAACTGGCCGAGGCCGACAGAGACGGTCGGCTGGTGGTGCTGCCGTGCAAGCCGGGAGATACGGTGTGGGTGACTGGCCGTGACAATGTGCCGCGAGAAATGGAGCTTGAAGCCCCGGATATCAGAGCTGTTTGCACGGATGAGGATAATCTGTGTATGTCAACGTGCAATCGCAAGCCGGACGGGTTCTGCGCGTATCGTCTGCGTAATGATGGTGCAGACATCGGCAAGACCGTATTCCTCACCCGCGAGGAGGCGAAAGCGGCATTGGAGGCGATGAAAAATGAGTAAAGCTGTTATGCTGAGTATCCGCCCGAAGTGGTGTCAAAAGATTGCCTCCGGCGAAAAGACTATCGAAGTCCGCAAGACCAAGCCGAAGCTGGAAACGCCGTTCAAATGTTACATCTACTGCACGCTGCCAAAATATCCGCACGAGGACTTCATTACGACGGACTATCCAATGCCACAGTTTTACGGCGGCGGCAAGGTCATTGGGGAGTTCACCTGCGACCGCATAGATAGACTTGCCCCGGCAAACGAACCGTATGGCATCTATGACATTGACGATGATTATGTATTACAGACTTGTCTTGAAAATGGGGCACTATGGGATTATGGACACGGAATACCGCTTTACGGCTGGCACATCTCCGACCTGCGCATTTATGATACGCCGCGTGAACTGAGCGAGTTCCGGCGTGCAACTGACCCGTGCGATTCTTGCCATGCAGAATACACATGGGAATGCACAGGCTGCAAAAAATTGAGCGGTGACATCAAGCGCCCGCCCCAGAGCTGGTGCTATGTGGAGGCGATGAAGAATGACTGAGTTAAAACCCTGCCCGTTTTGCGGCGGCACAAAACTCAAGATAGACCGAAAGTCGCGGCTTGCCGGGTGGAATGGTCTTGATATGCGCGTAGAAATGCACACCTACTCTGTCCGATGCAACACCTGCCACGCGCGTGGAAGCACTGCTGGTGGTCGCGTTATAAATGACTCGTGGACACGCTGCGCTCAGCTTCCCGACTGGGCTACGACGGACAAAGCTCTGGAAGAAAGAGCAATCGAAGCATGGAACAGGAGGGCTGGCAATGGCACTTGAGCAGTTCGGCAAGGTGCGCGTGGTCATGGTGACAGACGGGAGGGGAAAATGAGCCTGACGGCATCTGACCTTGCGCGCCTCGGGCCTGCGGCACAAAAACAGGTGGTTGAAAAGGTACTTGCTCAAAAAACGGGCAAGTACCACAACCGCAAAACCGTGCGGCATGGCATCACGTTTGACAGCAAGCACGAGGCAGACCGCTATGATGAGCTGCGGCTGCTTTTGAAAGCGGGGGAAATACACGATTTGAAGCTACAGCAGACGTACAAGCTCGTGGGGGCACAGAGAACGCCCGCAGGAGCCGCTGTGAGGGCAGTTACATACATAGCCGACTTCGTGTATACCCGTGACGGGAAAACGATCGTAGAGGACGCAAAGGGCTTTAAGACAAAGGACTATATCATCAAGAAAAAGCTGATGCTGGAGCGATTCGGCATCTGGGTGGAGGAAGTATAAATGGCAAATCAAAGCGAAACACTCTGCTGGACCTGTAAGAACGCCTGCGGGAAATGTCCTTGGTCGGAATGCGACAAGGAAACGCGGAAGCTGAAGTGGCAGCCGGTGGAAGGTTGGCGCGCGATCAGAACAAAGGTTTTGATGAACTCTTGCGGCGGCGCTCGCAGGCATTACGAAACAAGCTACATTGTCACGGCCTGCCCGCAGTACGAGGGGGGATGACATGAGCTGCTTTAACTGTCAGGAGCGGCACGTCGGCTGTCATTCGACCTGTGAGCGATACGCTGCGTGGCTGCAAGAAAAGAAAGAGGCAAAAAGCAACGAAACGGCCAGCATAGCCGAAGAAAGCGCGATGATCAATTACATTCAGAGGTCAAAAGACCGATACAAACGGAGGGTGGGGAGAAAATGATCGAATTTCCCTATTGCGTCTATCCGGCGCTGAAAAAGGTTTTCTGCGAGCGGCAGTACACGCGCCGCCAGCTTGCCGATGCGGTAGGCATTTCCAAAAGCAATGTCTGGTGGTGGCTGTCGGGCAACAATCAGCATACCATCGACGTGATCAAAGGCATCCTCAGAGAGAGCGGCCTGACGTTCGAGGAAGCGTTTGGAGGTGCGGAATGAAGGTAGGCGACAAGGTGCGGGCGCAGTTTATGACGGTGCCGGAGGAGTTCCCGGGCAAGGCGCGAGGCGAAAAGCTGTACCCGCTCCGCACCGGCGTGGTGACGTACATCCATCCGCAGCGGCGCTATGTGACCGTGGCGATCATGGTGGACGGTAAGGAGATCAAAGAGAGTTTCCGACCGGAGGAGGTGCTGGTATGAAATGTGAGTTATACCATGACAATTTTCAGAATTTTAAGCGATACAATATTCCGAAAGCGCAGCTAGTGATTGCGGATATCCCCTATAACATCGGCGTGGACGCCTATGCAAGCAATCCGATGTGGTACAACGGGGGGGATAATAAAAACGGAGAAAGTAAGCTTGCAAAGCAGAGCTTTTTCCACACGGACGGAACATTCAAAATTGCGGAGTATATGCACTTCTGCAATCGTATGTTGCGCAAAGAACCGAAGGAAAAGGGGCAGGCTCCGGCAATGATCGTGTTTTGCGCGTTTGAGCAGATGCAGACCGTGATCGAATACGGAAAGCGCTACGGGTTCATGAAAAGCTGTCCGCTGTTTTTCTGTAAAAACTACTCTGCACAGGTGCTGAAAGCCAACATGAAAATAGTAGGTGCAACAGAATTTGCGGTCGTCCTCTACCGGGACAAGCTGCCAAAATTCCGTAACGTTGGTTCGGATGGCGAGCGGCACATGGTATTTGATTGGTTCGCGTGGGAGAGGGACAAGCGCAGTCAATATCCAAAGGTGCATCCGACACAAAAGCCGGTAAGCGTTCTGAAAAGGCTGATTTCCGTATTCACAGACGAGGGAGACGTTGTAATTGACCCATGCGCGGGAAGCGGCTCTACGCTTCGCGCAGCGTATGAGATGGGGCGTAACGCTTATGGGTTTGAGGTGGACAAGGGATTTTACGAGGCAGCGAAAGAAAAGATGCTTGCTCCTTTGTTTGCAAAGCCTGAATTTGAGCAGATCGGAATGGGGGATGTGGTATGAACGCGTTTCCCGAGCGCTTGAAGCGCTTACGGGAGAGAAAGAGAATAAAGCAATATGTCCTCTCTGAACTGTGCGGGCTGCACCGTGACGCGGTGAGGCGGTACGAGGCGGGGGAGGCTACGCCCACAACGGACGCATTGGAAAGCATTGCCGACAAGTTCGGGGTATCGGTCGATTATCTGCTCGGACGGACGGATAATCCGATGACCGTGGACGATTATCTAAAAAAATTTTGAAAATTCCCCTTTTAAGGGGAAAAATAAGAAAAACCTATGCGAAAATAGAGGCGTGATGGGGCGAGGCTCTTCACGCCTCTGCTTTTTCATCTGTTTCCTCCTCCCTTGATAGCCCGCCCTTCGGGGCGGGCAGTTGAGGGCAAAAATGACAGGACCCCGCGCACCTCTCAACGATGTGGCCCAGCGGGGACATTTAGGGGCGAATGTTCCAAGGCTGTCGAGGCGGTCTCCAAAACCGCTTAGGTGGGTTCGATTCCTAACCGTCCCTGCCAGTGGCTGGGTAGAGCCCGGACAATGTGAGACCGTTGTTGTCATGGCTCACATGGAAATGACAATGCTCGCTGAAAACTGCGCTTGTCTTGATGCGTCAAGACCGGTTTGACCAGACGGAATAGGGGCTGCGACTTTTCGGAGCGTAGTTGCCGGTAGCGTGTGACAATCTAAGCGGAAAGCCGAACAAAAACGGAAAAGGAGAACGAAAGATGTTTATCAGCAAAAAGAAGTTTAACGAGGCCATCAAGCAGGCCAAGGAAGATGTGTACATGGAGATGGGGCGGCGCAACCACGAGAAAGAGCGAGAGGACTATATTGCTACTCGGTTCAACGATGTCAACATGCGCCTGAACAACGCTTTTGTTGACATCGACAATAGACTTTCTGCGCTGGAATCGCAAAACTCCGGGAAATATCCTGTATCCATGAAATATTAAGCACAGCAACGACGGCTGGAAGAGACAGCGTTGTAGCCCTTCGGGGCGGGTAAAGTCTGCTATGTAAGGCCAAGGGGCGGGGGCTGGTAGCAAAATTGATTTGAGGTGGTGACAATGGCTGCGCGTCTGACAGACTGGCAGAAAAAGAAAATACTGGCGGATTATGTGCAGACGAATAACTATTGCGCCACGGCGAAAATCAACGGCGTGTCCGCAACGACGGTTAAGAACCTTGTGCGGGCGAATGCCGACATTGTGAAAAAGTGCGAGCAAAAAAAGGAAGAGAACACCGCCGATGTGATGGAGTATATGAATGACCACAAAGACCTTGTGTGTTCGTTTATCGGCAAGGGGCTTGAAATGCTCAACGACCCGGAAAAACTGGCGGCGGCAAATCTCAGCCAAATCACCACAGCGATGGGGACACTGATTGACAAGTGGGCGATGATCGGCGGCAGCCCTGCCGACACGGTAAGGGAAGATTCGCTTAGTCAGAGCCTAAAGGAAATGGCAAAGGAGCTTGAGAGCGATGATTAAGATTTACGGTTGCAGCGATGACCTTGTGGAAATTTACGGTAGCGTTTACAAAGAAGACGAAATCGGCTGTTTTGACCATGATGTTCGTATCCGTTTTTTTGATGGGACGATTATCCGTATTGGCTATCCCAAAAAGGACTTAGGCGTTTGGTGGATTGAGGTTGAAAAACAAGGGACGGCAAAACAGGCGTTGACATTATGTGATAACGAAGATGACGATATTTATAGTGACATCTTCGAAATTGACGCGGAGATTAAAAGCCATTCTGTGATTAAGCAGAAATATCCGGACAGACCATGATTAGCCACAAGCAGAAAAAAATCCTCGCATTTCCATACAGCCGCTATGATGCCTTGATATGTGACGGTGCCGTGCGTTCCGGCAAGACCTCTATCATGATGTGGGCGTTCGTCCGCTGGGCGATGGAGAATTTCAGCGGTCAGCGCTTCGGCGTGTGTGGCCGCACGGTGGATAGCTGCACCAAGAACATCATCGTGCCGTTCACGGCGATGAGCCTTGCAAAGGAACGCTATATCATCCGCTGGCGGCGCGGCGACAAGGTGATGGAAGTGCGGCGCGGCGCCGTGACGAATTACTTCGAGGTGTTCGGCGGCAAGGACGAGGCAAGCTATACGCTGATTCAAGGCCGCACGCTGGCGGGTGTGCTGCTGGACGAGGTGGTATTGATGCCGCGTTCGTTCGTGGAACAGGCACTTGCGCGTTGCTCGGTAGACGGGGCAAGGCTGTGGTTCTCTTGCAACCCTGGAAGTCCACATCACTGGTTCTATCAAGAGTGGATCAAGCGGCATCGTGAGCGGAATACGCTTTACCTGCATTTTGAGATGCGGGATAACCCCGGTTTGAGCGAGAAAACGCTTGAGCGCTATGAAAACATGTACGCCGGCATCTTCTACGACCGCTATGTGCGTGGCAAGTGGGTAGCCGCTGAGGGAATTGTTTACAAGGATTTTGCCAACGATACAGAAAAGTATCTGATTGGTGATCCTTTGGATTGGGCAGAAGAGAACAATACAAAGTTTTCGGTTATCTCCATTGGCGTTGACTTCGGCGGCACGAAGTCTGCGACAAAGTTTCAGGCAACAGGAATTACAAAAGACTATCGCGTTGTCGCGCTGGAAGAGGAATACATAAAAGGAGCGATTGATCCTGACGCGTTAAATCGGAGCTTTGCTGCGTTTACTCAAATGGTTACGGCAAAGTACGGATATAGCCAGACGCGAGCAGATAGCGCGGAAACGGTGCTGATCAGGGGCCTTGCCCACACGGCGCAGGTGCAGCAGCTTGGCACGCAGGTTAAAAACGCCCTAAAGCTGCAAATCACAGATCGGATCATGCTTGTGGTCCTTTTGATGAAGCAGGGCCGCTTCAAAGTATCACGGAATTGCCCGCATCTTATTGATGCGCTGCAATCCGCAATTTACGACCCGGATAAATTTGAGGACGAACGCCTCGATGATGGTACGTCTGACATTGACAGCCTCGATGCTATGGAATATTCCCTGGAGCCTTACTATAAAGCCCTTGAACAGGCGGGGCATAGAACAGGAGTTACCGCATGAGTAATGCAGTCATTATCAAACTAAATGAGCTGGGCTATACCACGATCCCCGAATCGTTTTACAGCAAGGTTGCGGAGTGGAAAAGCTGGTATCAGGGGAATGTAAAGGGATTCCACAATTATCGCGTCCGTAACGGCGAAAGCATGGTCAACTGCAAGCGGTATTCCCTCGGAATGGGAAAGAAGCTGTGCGAGGATTGGGCGAATCTGCTCATGAACGAGAAAGTGCAGATAACGCTTGAAGGGAATAAGGAGCAGGAATTTATTGACCGCATCTTGACGGAGAACAATTTCACGGTAAAAGCAAACGAGATGCAGGAAATGAAGTCCGCGCTTGGCACGGTGGCATACATTCCCCGCGTGGTGGGGCAGGAGGTCAACGAGAGCGGCGAGATCGTACCCGGCAACGCCTCCGGCATTGTGCTAGACTATGTGACCATCGAAAATATCTATCCGCTGGCATGGCAGAATGGATATATCAGCGAGTGCGCGTTTTCCTCTGTAGTTACAAGGGGTGGGCGCGATTACCTCTATCTGCAAATCCATCGCAAAGAGGATGGCGGCGAATACGTCATTGAGAACCGTATTTATCGGTATGATAATGAGCAACTTGCAGACGAAGCGCTGACCAATGTTAAGGGCTTTGAGCGTATTCCCCCTGTTGTACATACCGGAAGCGACAAGCGTCAATTTGTCATTGACCGACCCAACATTGCGAATAACTTCAACTATTTGCTTCCAACCGGCATTTCGGTGTATGCAAATGCTATCGACGTAATGCAGGGCGTGGATATTGCTTATGATAGCTACGTCAATGAGTTCAAGCTCGGGAAAAAGCGCATTATGGTGAAACCATCTGCAGCGAAGTACCTTGACGGAGAGCCGGTATTTGATTCAAGCGACGTCGCGTTTTACGTTCTTCCGGAGGACGTAAATGACGGTTCGGTTATTACGCCGATTGATATGACGTTGCGGACGGCGGAGCACAACACCGGCATTCAGGATCAGCTCAACATTTTGTCCAGCAAGTGCGGCTTTGGTGAGACCTATTACCGCTTTGACGGTGGCAGCGTAGCAACTGCCACACAGGTCATCAGCGAGAACTCCACCATGTTCCGCACGATCAAGAAGCATGAAATTGTGCTCGAGCAGGCGCTCGTGGAGCTGTGCCGCATTCTGCTGCGGCTGGGCAACACCGCCATGAACGCGGGGCTGAATGAGGACGTGGAGATTTCCATCGACTTCGATGATTCCATCATTGAGGACAAGCAAACCGACTTTTCCCGCGATATGCAACTTTTGCAGGCGGGCATCATGAACGATTGGGAGTTCCGCATGAAGTGGATGAACGAGGACGAGGAAACCGCAAAGGCGGCGCTGCCCAAGATGCAGGACATGACAAAAGAACCGGAAGAAGAAATCGAATGAGGTGACGGCGTATGCGTCCTTACCCTTTTAGCCCAGCCTTACTTGATGCTCTCCCCGAAGAACTCGCCGAACTGTACCGCGCTCTTGAAGATACGCTGCTGGACGAGATATGCAGCCGATTAAAGCTGAAAGACCAGCTCAACGAAGTCACGGTACAGGATATTCGGGCGATACGGTCACATGGCATCGACCTGAAGGACATCGAAAAGGCGATCCGCAAGACCACGGGCATCAGCGAAAAAAAGTTGCAAGAGCTTCTTGACGATGTAGTAGAGCGGAATCAGAAGTATTACACCGACCTCATAGACCTCGCTCATATCACACAGCCGGAAACGCTGGTAAGCATAGAAGATACTTGGGCGATATACGAGCAGACGAAGCAAACACTGCGCAACATAACGCGCTCAATGGGCTTTTTAGTGAACGCTGGCCGCACAATGCTACCCCCCGCCAAGGCGTACCATTGGGCTTTAGATGCTGCTACGTTGAAAGTAGAAAGCGGGGCTATTTCTTATGGGCAAGCCATCAAAGACGCCGTTAGGGAGCTTGCAAGTGGCGGCCTGCTCGTGGTGGACTATGAGAGCGGACACCGTGACCATGTAGACGTAGCTGTCCGGCGTGCCGTAATGACAGGCGTATCGCAGCTGTGCAGTAAGTACACGGAGCAAGCGGCGGAATACTTAGAAACGCCGTATTATGAAGTGTCTGCCCACGCCGGGGCGCGTGATGTGCCGGGGCGGTCGCCCTGGTCATCGCACAAGGAGTGGCAAGGCAAAGTGTATTCCACCCGCAGCGGCGACATCTACCCGAACATCTATGAGGTTTGCGGTCTGGGTGCTGTGGATGGCCTGGAAGGAGCTAACTGCCGCCACCGCCGTTTCCCCTGGGTGGAGGGCGTAAGTGAGCGCACATACACTGACGAACAGCTTGAGCATATCGACGATGGTTTGGGCTGTACGTTTGAGGGCAAGACCTATACGGCATACGAAGCCACGCAGGAGCAACGGCGCGTTGAACGCGAGGTGCGCAAGATAAAGCGCGAAAAAGCCGCCTACAAGGCCGCAGGGCTGCGCGAAGAAGAACAGGCGGTAAACATACGGCTACGGCGGTTAAACGCCAAATACAAGGCATTCAGCGCGGCGGCAGGGCTGCCGGAGCAGCGGGAGAGAATGAAGGTGCTGTATTGATAGACAACAAAAATCGTGCGTGTTAGTTGACTTTGTTTTTTCAGTAAAAACCGCGTGTGCGGATTTTATACAAAATTGGCTATCTGCAAGCCTAAAAGTGCAGGCGGGGCGGTCACGGCAACGACCTAAAAAGCCTATCCCGTAAGGAGAAAAACATGAAGAAAGAAGAGCTGTTGAACATCGGCCTGACGGAAGATCAGGCGGACAAGGTTTTTGCCATGAACGGCAAGGACATCGAGAAGCACAAGAAAGCCGCAGAGGATGCGAAGGCGGACAAGGACGCACTGGAACAGCAGGTCGCAGACAGGGATAAGGATATCGCGGAGCTGAAAAAGACCAGCGGTGACGCCGCCAAAATCCAGGAAAAGTTGGATGAGCTGCAGGGCAAGTACGACAAGGAAACGGAAGCATACAGGGCACAGCTTGCCCAGCGGGATTATCAGACCGCCATTGATAAGGCGATTGCCGACAGCGGCGTGAAGTTTTCCTCCAAGTCTGCGGAAAAAGCTTTCCGAGCGGGTATCGGAGACAGCAAGCTCGAAATGAAGGACGGCGCTTTGGATGGGTTCGATAAGTATCTTGAGAAAGCAAAGTCCGAAGACCCGAGCGCATTTGTTAAATCGGGGGCGCGTGTTGACACGCAAGGTTCTCTTGAAGGTGGACAGCACGAAGACAAGCCCACAACCTTAGCCAGTGCGCTCCACGAAAAATACGACAAATAAAGGAGATTTTTACACATGGCTATTACTCTTGCTGAAGCTAAAGTCGGCATGGCCGACAAGGTCGACCAGATGATCGTCGACGAATTTCGCCGCAGTTCTCTGCTGCTGGACAGACTGGTGTTTGATAACGCCATCTCTCCGGGCACTGGAGGTTCCACCCTGACCTACGGGTACATTCAGCTCAAGACCCCCTCCACCGCTGCGGTCCGTGCGATCAACAGCGAGTACACCGCTAACGAGGCCAAGCGCGTTGAGAAGACCGCAAAGGCCATCATCATGGGCGGCTCCTTCGCGGTCGACCGTGTTCTTCAGAACACTTCCGGCGCGGTGGATGAGCTTGCGTTCCAGGCGGCGGAAAAGATCAAGGCAACTCGAAATACCTTCCACAATGCCGTCATCAACGGTGCTGCGGCATCTTCCGGCTCCGGCTATGTTGTTAACACCTTTGACGGCCTGCGCAAGATGCTTGACGGCAGCTCCAACGAGTTTACCACCGATATCGACCTGTCCGACGCTTCTAAGCTGGACAGCAACAGCAACGCTTTTGTCGATCAGCTTGACCAGCTTGTTCACGCTGTGGATGGCAATGTCTCTATGCTGATGATGAACGGCGACATGCTGCTTAAGGTTCGTGCCGCCGCTCGCCGTGCTGGCTATTACGAGCGCGCAAAGAACGACTTCGGCCAGACTGTGGAAACCTTTGCCGGCATCCCGCTTATGGATATGGGCAAGTATTACAACGGCTCTGCGTCTGTTGACGTTATCGGCACTTCTACGCCGAGCACGTCCGTTGCCGGCACTTCCAGCATTTACGCAGTAAGCATCGGGCTTGACGGCTTCCACGGCATTTCTCCGACTGGCAATAGCGTCATTTCCAGCTATATGCCCGATATGAACGCGCCCGGCGCGGTCAAGACTGGCGAAGTCGAACTCGTGGCCGGTGTTGTGCTTAAGAATACGCTGAAAGCTGCCGCGCTGAACGGCATTGTTCTTAAGCCGAAGGCAACGGCCTGATATGAAAGGAGCTGACCCGTATGACATACGCTGATTATGCATACTACGCTGGAATCTATGTGGGTTCTGTGAGCGAGGAAGATTTTCCGCGTCTGGCTGTTCGGGCCAGCTCCTTCCTCGACTACTACACGATGGGGAAAGCTGAAAACCACGCCGATTTGGACGCGGTGAAGATGTGCTGCTGTGCGTTGATTGACCAGTACGCTTTGTTGGACGCGGCGCAGAAGGCGGCGACAAAAAGCCTTGCCAATGCAGGCGACCCGGAAACCAAAAGCGAATCGGTAGGCAGCTATTCCCGCACGTTCACGACCGGTGGCGAAGCGGCAAAATCTGTGCTGGATGCGGTAAGCACCAGTAAACAAATGCTTGCAAACCTGTGCAATGAGTATCTGGCGCATACCGGACTTTTGTATCGGGGAGGTGACTGCAAATGTACGCTCCCCACACTGTAACGATCTACAACTCCGTCAAGGAAACCGACCCGGAAACATTTAAGGACGTTACTAAGCTCTATGTCACGATTTTGCGCGGCGTGCTGTGCGAAGCGTCAAAGGGCGCAAATGTGCGCAAGACCGGGTTAGATGGCGCGGATGCGGTCAACCTGTATATCCCGTTTTCCGTAGAAGCAATAGACGTAGCGACGGGTAAGCCCAAGAAATACGTCGGGCCGCAGGAGTTTTACCGTGCCACAGATAAGGCCGGACTGTGGACGCTTTCAGTCAGCGGCAACGGTGGGGTTACGTTTTTCATCAAGGGAGAGTTTATCACCGACAAGGAAGATGTGGCGCTTTCACAGGATAACTGTTGGAATCTGACAAAGGTAGACGCAATGGACTTTGGTAGCAAAGATATGCAGCATTGGGAATGTGGAGGCGTATGAGATGGCGCTGAAATTTACCATCGACGTCTCTGGCATGGATGCAGTCAAAGAATCCGTTGCAAGCGCTTGCAGTCGCGCAGAACACACGCTTGCGGTACAGGTGGCAAAAGATACCGCGCCATTTGTCCCGATGCGCACAGGGTCGTTGAGGACGCGGACAAGGGTGACGGGAAACGAGGTTATTTACCCCGGGCCGTATGCTCGGTATCTGTATTACGGAAAGTTGTATGTCGACCCGCTGACCGGCAGTTCCTATGCGAGAAAAGGCGTAACAAAAGTTCCGGCAGCGCCTGAGAAAGACCTGAAGTTTTGGCATCCAAATACATCTTCGCACTGGTTTGAAGCGTCGAAAGCTCAAAACCTCTCAAAGTGGCTACGTGTAGCAGAAAAGGCGGTAAAGAATGATCTCTAAAGAAAAGACTGTAACGCTTGCGTCAAGCGTTGAAAAATCTGATCTTGACCGCCTTGTATTGATTTGGGCAAACAAATGCCCCAATATCCCTGATAACGTGGAGCTGATCAAGTACGAGTATTTCGCGGCGAAAACGGTAGGCATGGCGCTTTCGTCCGTGCAAGGCGCTGTTATCACCAAGAAGTATATCTGCGGCGGGTATCAGGCGGAGTATTCGTTTGAAATCCATTACCAGATCGCGCCTCCGGGGACAAGCGATGACACGCGTCTAAAAGCGGTCGAGGCTTTGAACAAATTTGCGGACTGGGCCAACACACAGCGCCCGGACATTGGAGAGGGGAGACGCGCCCTGCGCGTAGAGACAGCGGCTTTTGCGTCGTATCTCGGCGCAACCAGCGACAAATACGAGGACTATATGGTTCCTCTTAAACTAACATACGAGGTGAATGTATAATGGCAGATTTAACTTTTGCGACCTCCGAAGGCCAGACCATTGACCGCGAGCTTTTGATTGCGTATCTGAATACCGGCACGTCATCGGCTCCCGTTTGGAGCGCCATCGGTAAGCGCGTGGAAGATTCCACCGAGGAAATGGACTGGGGGCAGGAGAGCAAGCAGGACATTCTCGGCAACACCTTTACCACCATGAAAAAGCCCGTTATCACGCAGACGTTTGACCCGATTCCTTTGGATGCGGGTGACGCGGCGGCGGTCAAGATGTGGAATCTTGCGGTCAAAGATCACGACGCGCAGGCGCTTGCCAATCAGGACATGATGATTGGCCACTTCTACGCCACGAGCGGCGACGCGAAGTTTGCCGAGCGCTATGATTCCTGCGCAATTGCGGTCACGTCCATCGGCGGCGACGGCGGCGGCACGCTCAACATTGCGAGCGAGATCACTTACGGCGGCAACCGGACGCTTGGCACGATTACCAAGAGCGCCAGCGGCGTGACCTTTACGGCAGATACCTAAAGACAAAGGGGCGGGCATAGACCCGCCCCAATTTGGAGGATATTATGAGCGAAATTATTTCCATCAATTCCGGTGTAGTCCGAAAGACGCTTGAAACGACGGATGGCAAGACCTGTGAGCTGGCCTTTAACGCGACGGACAGCACCTTCGTGGAGAAGCTGTTCAACGCCTTTGATACGCTCGACAAAAAGCAGGAAGCGTACAAGGCGGAGGTCGAAAAGACCGCAAACAAGCGCGAGGTGTTCGAGACGGCCCGCAAGATGGACGAGGAGATGCGCGACATCATCGGCGAGGTCTTTGGCTTCGACATCTGCTCGGCTCTGTTTGGAGGCATGAACGTGTACGCGCTGGCGGACGGCCTGCCTGTTTGGGCCAACCTGATGCTCGCCATCATGGATGAGGTGGATACCGCATTCTCCCGTGAGCAGAAGGCGACCAATCCGCGCATCAGCAAGTACACGAAGAAGTATCACAAGTGAGATACGACCTTCCGACCACCGTAGAGGTGAACGGCACGGAATACCCGGTTCGAACGGATTTTCGGGACATCCTGACCATTATTGAAGCGCTCTCCGACGCGGAGTTGAGCGAGCAGGAAAAGGCCGAAACGATGCTCGACATTTTCTACCCGGACTTTGAGACGATGCCGCCGGACGATTACGAAGAAGCGATAAAGCAATGCGCTCTGTTCATCAATTGCGGCGATGGCCCGCGAGACGAAAAGCGCGGGCCGAAGCTGATGGATTGGCAGCAGGATTTCCCGTTGCTCGTGGCTCCAATCAATCGAGTGCTCGGCAAAGAAGTGCGGTCTGTGGACTATCTGCACTGGTGGACATGGGTATCCGCGTATCAAGAAATTGGAGACTGCACCTTTGCGCAGGTCGTTTCCATCCGCAGCAAGCGGGCAAAGGGGAAAAAGCTCGATAAGAGCGAGCAGGAATTTTACAAGCAGAATAAGCAGATGGTCGACTTTAAGCGGCAGTACACGGCGCAGGATGAGGACGTTATCAGCAAGTGGATATGAAAAACCGCCCTCCGAAAAGGGCGGCAAAATTCAAGCGTTTGGCATAACAGAAACCGTGTTGCTTGTTTCAAGCGTGTTGTAGTTTTCAGAGCCTAAAACATTTAGCTTAAACTCGACATTTGATATTTCGCTTAATGGGGTTTCACAAAAAACAACAAATGACGCTCTCACATTTTTGGAAGGAAGTGCCGTAATCGGCAAACCCGAACCGCTTTGACAATGCGTGTCATCCACATAGACATCATCAAGCAAATAGATGCATTCCTCGCCCCCGATGTTGCTGATTTTTACATCAATGTAAAAGCAGCCAGTCAATCCGCTTGCTTCCCAGCATTTTAAATATTCGGCGGTGTAATTTTCTCCACTAAATTTAATTGCATCCGTTTCATCTCTTAAATCCTGGGTTTCTTCACTAAGAGAATTTGGCGCTGTGGACGAAACGCTATTTGCATTTGACGATTCTGAGCCATCCGATGTTGGAAGAGATACGCATACAACAAAAAGAACAAAGAATGTGGCAAGGGATATTAAAGCGATATTCTTCCTCTTTTTCCTGATTGCAAAAATAACCAAAGTGAGCAATGAGACAACAAATCCTGCGATACTTAACAAGCCTAAAATAGCAATCATTTTAATCCCTCCTTTTATCAGAATAGCACATAAAAAATAAAACGCAAGTAGAAAGTGTGGTGATTTTGTGGCGAATGCAGACGGTTCCGTTGTTATCAATACGGAATTAGACGCGAAAAACGCGCAAAAAGAATTGACTGCGCTTGAAAAAAAGATTGATGCACTCAATGAAAAAATCAGCGACAAAAAGCAGGAGCAAATGCCCCTGGTTGAGCAGTCTAAGCAGATCGCAGCAAATCTCGATGCAGCCAAAGCCCAGCTTGACCAAATGCGGAACGGCGACGAGTTTTACACGGCTGGCGCAATAAAGGAGCAAGAACAAACAGTAAAAGCTCTTCAAAAAGAGTGGGATTCCGTGCAGAACAAAGTAGAGCGCATGGATACCTCGATTGCGCGAGACACGCGAAGCCTTGAGCGCATGACTAATAGAGCCGGAGATTTGTCTAAACAAATTATGGCAGCAAAAGAAAACGCCAAAGGGATTTCTCCGGCGGCACAGGCAGCCAGTAAACAAATGGACAAATTTGTGAGCCACATTAAAACGCTCGCCAAAAGAGTGCTTGTTTTTTCGCTTATTACCAAAGCTCTCAGAACGTTAAAGAACTATATGTGGAGCGCGATCCAGACCAACGATAAGGCGATGGCTGCGGTCGCCAAGCTGAAGGGAGCGTTGCGAACGCTGGCCCAGCCGATCGTCAACGTGGTTGTTCCGGCGTTCACCTTGCTCGTCGACGTCATCACGCGCGTGGTCAACGCCGTCTCCGAGCTAGTCTCCATGATCTTTGGAACGACTGCCGAGGAATCTGCAAAGGCAGCCGAAAGCCTTTACGAAGAATCGGACTCGCTGGACAAGACCGGGAAGTCTGCAAAAAAGGCAAGCAAATCCCTTGCGTCGTTCGATGAAATCAACAAATTGTCGGGAAGTCAGGAAGAGAATAAAGCCCCGGACTTCTCAACCGGCATCAACGACCAGCTTAGTGCCATCATGGAGTTGTTTACCGGCGCGGCCCTGCTGGCGATCGGTGCGGCGCTGGCGTTCTCCGGCGTGAATGTCCCGCTTGGCATTGGGTTAATGGCGATGGGTGCGCTTGCCATTTGGGGTGCGGTCAGCACCGACTGGAGCGCGATCCAAAATGCTTTAAAAGGGCCGATCGGAGCTGTTACGGGCATCTTGTCCGCGGCCCTGCTGGCGCTTGGCGCGATTATCCTGTTCTCCGGGGTCAATATTCCTCTTGGTTTGGCGCTCATGGTCGCCGGAGCGATAGGACTGGCTACGTCGGTAGCGGCAAATTGGGACACGATCAAAGCGCTTTTACAAGGCCCGCTTGGCATCGTTACTGCGATCATCAGCTTCGCGCTCCTTGAGATCGGCGCTATCCTGTTGTTCTCCGGTGCGAACATCCCGCTCGGCCTCGGCTTGATGGTCGTGGGCGCGATTGGAATGGCGGCTGTCATTGCGGCGAATTGGGACACTATCAAGGCATTGCTTCAAGGCCCTATCGGAGCTGTTACGGCGATGCTCTCAGCATCCATGCTCGTTCTCGGCGCTGTGCTGGCTTTCAGCGGCGCAAATGTTCCGATTGGTCTCGGCCTTATGATTGCGGGCGCGATCGGGCTGGCTACGTCGGTAGCGGCAAATTGGGACACTATCCAGACCGCCTTGCAAGGCACCATCGGCGCAATCACGGCGCTCGTCAGCAGCGCATTGCTTGTGCTCGGCATCATCTTAACCCTGACTGGCGTTGCGCTTCCGATCGGCATCGGGCTGATCGCTGCCGGGGCGGTCGGGCTGGTCGCTACGGTCGCGGTCAACTGGAACGCCATCACCGAATACCTTGGCGGCCCAATCGCGGCGATCGTTTCGCTGGTCAGCAGCGCGCTGCTTGTCTTAGGCGTTCTGCTGGTGTTTACCGGTGTAGGCATCCCGCTCGGAATGGGTATGATCGTTGCGGGCGCGGCGGGCCTCGCGTCGGTAGCGGTAATCAATTGGGACTATTTAAAGAACAAGCTCGGTGAGGCGTGGGACGGCATCAAGGAGTGGTGGAATGCCAACGTCGCAAAATACTTTACGATCGAGTATTGGCAGGACTTGGGCAAAAACATCGTCGACGGATTGCTGAATGGCTTGAAATCCGCATTTGAAAGCGTCAAGTCTTGGGCATCCGGCGCGATGGACACCATTAAAAGCGCATTCACCGGCGGCTCAGTCAAGACAAGTATGCCGCCTATCAATTCCGCTTCCATCCCCCGTTTGGCGACCGGCGCGGTTATTCCCCCGAACAGAGAGTTTTTAGCGGTGCTCGGCGACCAAAAGCAGGGGACAAACATTGAGGCTCCCGCGGCTGCTATCGAGGCGGCGGTGGCGCGCGGCATGGCGCAGTATGGCGGCGGCAACCAGACGGCGATCCTCAAGATCGGCGAACAGGAACTGGGGCGTATCATTTTCAGGCTCAACCAAGACCAGGCGCAGCGTGTCGGTATCCAACTGACTTAAAGGCGGAAGATATGAATTACATTAAGCTCAATGGGACATCGTTTGATGTCAACGTAGCAATATCCAAATACAACGAGAACTTCAATGTTTTGGACGGAGAGAATGCCGGACGTTCTAAAGACACCGGGCGAATGATCCGCGATGTGCTCGGAACGTACATTGGACACAAAATTACGGTGTTTCGCCGAGGCGATGATTACCAGAGCTATGATGCATTCTGGAATTACCTGAAGGCGCATTCGGTGGATGACTCCGTGCTACTTGAAGCGGCGGATGGGAACACGACAATTTCCTATCGGGCGTATTATACGAGCGCTTCGCACGACATTGAAAAGGTCGAAAACGGCGTGAATTACTGGGGCGAGATCGAAATCCACTTTATACCCATCGCGCCACAGATTACACCGTAAGGGGGGGCTATGGATTATATTTTAATTGGCTCTTACCAATTCGACCGCGACGCGTCAAAAGACGATATGCGCTTGGATTACTGCTCCGCTTTTCAAGAAATGGCGTTAGACGAGAGCAATCTATCGTTCGATACAGTTAGTGCGGAAATTTACACAAAAACGGCAGGCAAGCTACTTGCTGCGTTGCCGGACAACACCCCAATCGTTATTTATCGAGATAATGCAATCAAAGCGCGATTCGTCAAACGAGGCATTTCGCGCATTGGCCCAAATACGTATTCACTTACCGGTCAATCTCCGATGGGTGCGTTATCGAAAATGCCGCATCCCGGAAGCATTTACACAGGGCAGACCGTCGAGGAAGTAGCAAAAGAAATCTGCGGGAGCATTCCGATTCTCGTAAAAACTGTGTATGCGGGCACCAAACTGTACGGTTGGCTCCCTTACGCAAACGGCAAAGACCGGTCGGCGCGAGACAATCTTGTGCAAGTCTTATTTGCCATCGGCGCGTATCTTCGCACAGACTTAAACGGTGTGCTTCGAATCGAACCGTTGTGGGACGGTGCGGCATCTACAATATCGGTCGACCGCTCGTATTCCGGCGGCACGGTCAAGTATGATTCGCCCATCTCCGCCGTTACCGTCACGGAGCATCAGTACATCGCGGGAACCGACGAAAAGGAGCTGTTTTCCGGCACATCTCAGCAGGGCGACATCATCACCTTCTCCGAGCCGATGCACTCACTCACAGCGATAGGCTTCACCATTTTGGAGAGTGGCGCAAACTATGCCAAAATCTCATCCGGCTCCGGCTCGCTCAAGGGCAAGACGTACATCCACAACACGCGCCTTGTGACGCAAACCGTCACAGAGAACGCGGCAGAAAACGTCAAGTCCGTCACGGACGCCACGCTCGTCTCCCTTGTCAATTCCTCCGCTGTCGCCAAAAGGCTGGCAGACTATTATAAGTGCCGAGAGACCATCACCAATGGCATTGTGAGCGGGCAGGAAAAGCCGGGGCATGTGGTGAGCGTGTACCACCCATACGATAAAAAGATGGTCTCTGCGTGCATCGTGAGCCTTGACACAACCATGAGCAGCACACTCAAGAGCGAAATGGCGGCCCTCGTCGGCTTTCTGCCCCCGCAGCCGGAAACCACGGAATACTACGACGAGCGCGTACTGCTCACCGGCTCCGGCGAGTGGGAATCAGTAATAGACGGTGAAATTCGTGTTGTGGTTATTGGCGGCGGCGAAACGGGCGCAAGCGGAAGCGCAGGCAGCTCGGCAGGCATTTCTTCGCAGTCCAAAAGCGGGTCATCCGGCTCCTATTCCGGTTCGTCCGCCGGTCAAGGCGGCGAAGGCGGCGAGGGTGGCTCCGGCGGAAAAATTTTAATCGCATCGCTAAATGTAATAACCGGGCAAAAATTTCAATATGCGGCTGCACAGCCTGCAGGAAACAGCACATTTGGGGAATTGTCAAGCGCGTCCGGTGAAACCTCAGTCGATGGCTATTATGATTTGGTGACGCAAACTTTTTTCGGTCGAAAAGGTGCGAACGGTATAAAGGGCGGAAACGGAGGTTCCCCCGGAAATAACGGTCAAGCAGTCGGCGATTATCTCGGGGGCTACGGGATCAACAGCAAAACGGTAAGCCAAACCAAGTACGGGACATCGGGAACTGTAACGGCAAACGGATGGGGCGGCGGCGGTGCTGCACAAGGAGCAAACGGCGCGACTTCGGCAGGAGAAGCCTATATCAACCTATACGGCGAGTTCAATTCGAATGATCCCTCTCAAAGCGTTGTTACGCTTAGCGGCAACTGTTCAGGCGGCGGCAAAGGCGCAAACGGAGCCAACGGGAATGACGGCGAAAACTATGGCGACGGCGGAGACGGCGGTCACGGCGGCGGTGGTGCCGGTGCAGTCGGTACGCTCAGCATGTCGTTTTCGCCATCCGGCAAAAATCCGAAAACAGAAACGGGCGGAGCATGGGCGACCGGCGGCTCTGCGGGCGCAGGCGGCGCAGGCAAGCCCGGCTGCATCATCATCTACTACCGCAAGAAAAAAGAGCTGCAGTCCGGCTGGCTCAAGGACAAGAACGGCAAGCCGGTGCTCGACCGGCTCGGCCGCAGGATCATCAAGTAAGGAGGCACCTATGCCAGATACTTACGCAACAAGCATTTACTCCGTCGAGGAATCCGACGAGCTATTGCAGCGCGTGGACGAGGGCGAGATCATCATCCCCTCCTCGACGGCGGGCAGCACGAAAAAATTCAAGCTGACAGTGGACGACACCGGCACCGTCAGCGCCACGGAGGTGACGACGTAATGGTACAGGGCGACGCTTACTCCATCGACGTGGAGATCACCAACGAGGGCCAGACGCTCAGCCCCCCGGCCGTCTCTCTGGTCGAGATCGCGCTGCTGAACCTCGTCAAGACCTATCCGGGCGACGTCACGTTTTCCGACGGCAAATTTCACTTTCCCCTCACGCAGACGGAGACATTCGGGCTTCCGACCGTCTGCCCCATGCAGGTGCGCGTGAAGTTCCCGAGCGGCGACGTGATCGGCTCGGAAATGCAGCGCCTTGACGTCAAGCGTGCGCTGAGTAGGAAGGTGATCTGATGGTCACGTTCGAGTTAACGCAGAAAACGGCGCTCTCGGTAGCGTTTGACGTCACCATCCGCGGGGGCAGCGGCGGCGAGCCTTATGACGGCCCATATACCGTGACGCCCGGCTTTGAGACGCAGGAGCTTGCCACAAAGGACAGGCTTCTGAAAGACAATGTGACCGTTAATCCCATTGCAGTTGCCCGTGTAGAAAACCCCTCGGGCGGAAAAACAATTTTTATCGGAGGTATTTTCAATGGCTGAAAAGTACAACAGCAAAATCGTACTCTCGAGCGGCGAAGTCCTCATGGACCTCACTCAGGACACCGTGGTCGCAGACAAGCTCCTCAAGGGCTTTACCGCGCACGGCAAGGACGGCGCACCCATCACCGGCTCCTGCGAATTTGACGCGGACACCGGCGACGCCACCGCGGGCGCGGCGGAAATTCTGGCCGGCAAGACGGCCTATGTCACCGGCAGCAAGGTCACCGGCACCATGCCAAACAACGGGGCCAAGACGCTCAGCATCACGGAAAAGGGCAAGCCGGTCACCATCCCCCAGGGCTACCACGACGGCAGCGGCAAGGCGCAGATCGACGCAGCCGAAGAGGCGAAGCTGATCCCCTCCAACATTCGCGAGGGCATTACCGTCCTCGGCGTGACGGGCACGATGTCCGGCAGCGAGGGCATGAAGCCGCAGGCCAAGAGCGTCACGCCCACGTTTGCCTCGCAGGAGGTCCTGCCAGACGAGGGATTCAACTGTCTCTCCTCCGTCACGGTCGCGGCGATCCCCATTGCCTATGCCGACAACCCGCAGGGAGGCAAGACGGTCACCATCGGCTGAGGAGGTGCGGCATGGCCAATAACAAAGTCCAGCTCAGCGACGGAACAGTCCTGCTTGACCTGACCGGGGACACCGTAACGCCGGAGACGCTCATGGCCGGCGTCATTGCCCACAACGCAGCGGGCGAGCCGATCGTCGGCGAAGCCACGTCGGGCGGAATGAAACCAGCGACACTAACACTAACTTCGTCAGACTATCCAGGTAACCGTTACGGTACATTTATGTTTGTCAATTCAGAGGGACATGCAGATTGGTTACAGCATTCCTTCAGCCCATTTACATTCCCAGTTACTGTCAAAACAGTGATCGGTGGGGTTGTAGTATTTATACCGAACGGTTTTCCCGGCATTCCCAGTTACCTGGATTTGATCGGTGGCGAATGTCTGAAATACTCAGCAACATTCTATATTTTAGTAACCAGTCCGCAAGCATCTATAAATATATATAACTCTGACTAAGTAGGTCTATCAATGTACATCTACACAATCAAAGACAACAAGACCGTTCTGCTTGATGGAGAAACAGTAACATGAAAAACTTACATCGAACATGCACGCGAACACGTGGCGGAGACGCGGAACGTGCTGCAAACCCTTTTGACGAACTGAATCAGGGTCAGCAAAAGAAAATCCTGCGCAGGGAGATCACCGGCGAAAAGTACGCCGATGACAAATAAAATTTGAACAAAGAAAAGGAGAACAAAACTATGACTACTACTCGTATCGCATCCGACGGCAAGCCCATCGAGGTCACGGACACCCCCTACGGCCTGAGCGAGAGCGCGGGCGTCAAGAACAGCATCGTGCAGCCCGTCATGGCGCGCGACCTTTCCCGCGCCGGCACGGAGGTATATGTCGCCCCCTGCTACAAACTCACTTATGACGCGGACGGCTACTGCGTCAAGATGACGACCTGCGCCATCCCCGAGGACATCGCGGAAAAGCTCGCGGAGCTGAACAAGTAAAAAAGCCGCCCCGGAGGGCGGCAAATTGACAAAGCGCGGCGCGCGTGGTAGAATGAGCGGGCCGGTAAGAGCGTGAAACAGGTTGTTCCCCCGAAAGGGGGTGACCGCATGAGCACAGAAGCGACCATTGCGTTACTTATGCTTGTGATTGCGGCGATCAAGTTAGGCATCGACCTAAAGAAATAACCGCCACCTGAGAGGCAGCGGCTTTCCTTTCGACCTTAAATCGATTAGGGGGAGCGACAAGCACCTCGCCCGTGCGCCGCTCTTACTGGCCTTAGTATAGCACCGCGTCCGCCGCTTTGTCAAGCACGACAAGGCGGCTTTTTTCGCGCCGCCGGAAAGAGAGAAAATGCCTATGAACCTATCGACCGTTGCATCGACCTGCTCGGAAATCACGGTCATTCTGGCCGCGCTGGCGATGCTCATCAAGCCCATCCGCAACAAGCTGCTCGGGCTGGACAAGCTTACCGACGCGCTCAAATGCCAGCTCCGGCACGACATGCTGCACACCTACTACCGCCACAGGGAGGACCGCACCATCCGGCAGTACGAGCTGGAGGATTTTCTCTATCTCTATCGCGGCTACAAGGCCCTCGGTGGAAACAGTTTTATCGACCGCATCAAGTCGGAGATCGACGAGTGGGAGGTGATGACGTGAAAGACGTCAAGGGCTCGACCTCGGAGGAGATCCGCATGATAAAGGCCATCCAGCGCTCCGTTGGGGCGCTGGATAACGGATGGATCGGCAACCAGACCTTGAGCGACATCGCCGCCAAGCTCGGCGCGGACTGCTGGCCCCTCAACGTCGAGCTGTACGGACAGCCCTGCATCCTCGCGCGGGACACTGAGCCTGTCAACATGAGCGGGCCGCTGCCGAAGAATGCGATCTCTGGGAGCTTTTCTTGGCAGGGTCAGCCGTGCAGCATTCTTGTGCGCGGCGGCAAGGTCGTGCGCGGCATGAGCTGTCACTATCCTCGCCCCGAGAGCGTGCTCTACAAGACCACGGACGGCGCGGTGCGCATTGCCCGCGTCTCCTCGGCGGCG